GATCATTGAGCAAGTTCTCAAGGGTACCAGAGCTTCCCTTAAGAAGATATCTCTGAAACCGTGTCCTCTTCAGGAGAGAATCAATGAGAACGTTATCCTTCTCAGAGCGAACTAAGTTTGTCGATCCCAAAATAGCTGTGCAGGTAGCAGCGAGTCGATTGACTGAGATGGGCTTCTGCAGAGTCTCAAAGAGCAGAGATCGTACCGTTTACATGAAACGTCAGGGAGCGTTTAAGAAGATACGCATCTCCGACCATAAGGACATGCACCCAAACGACGACGTGGAGTACGATGTTGTCTTCCTAGAGAAGACTATGGTGGCCGACGCCATGCACCGGATCGACAACGTCGTCAAAAGCATGATGATGTATGAAGACTATCGCTCAAGATGTAACAGATAAAGGAAGATGAAGATGTCTCATGATATTTTTGAAACCGTTGTGATTCAAAGCAGCCGAAATAATCTGGACTGCACCGCCTCTTTTTAGCTGGCATCGTACGACGCACACGGTTCCCACCTGAACGTCAATGTGACACGAACAAATAAATTCGGTGATACGCATAATATAGAAACGACCATGAGTCCTGCGGAAGGAATCGCGATTCGTGATATGTTTCTCAGAACATATCCTCTGGAAAAATTTCCAGTCAAAGAAAAAAAGGTGAAGATCTCGATCGAGATTCCCGAGAACAACAAGAGCCTGCTGCTCGACGCAGTGAAGTCTTTAAAAGGCAGGGAAGTATAGAATGAATGCTGTAATTTTCGACATCGACGGTACTCTGGCTAACATCGAGCACCGTCGACACTTCGTTGCATCGAAGCCCAAGAACTGGAAAGCGTTTTCCCAGGGAATGAAGTTCGATCTTCCCAATGATGACATCATCTGGCTGATGCGCTTGATGTATAAGGACGGAGTCGAGATCCTGATCGCCTCCGGCCGCGGTGAAGAGGACAGAGAAGCTACCATCGAGTGGCTTCAAAAGAACGGTATCTTTTCTACGCACGACGTCGCTGAGGACTGGGATGTAGTCGATAAGGCAAAAGTCGTCTACCATAAACTCTACATGCGCCCGGCCAACGACTATCGACCCGACAACATCGTCAAGTCTGAGATTCTTGATAAGATGCTTGAGGATGGTTTTGAACCGATGATGGCCGTAGACGATCGTGATCAAGTCGTTGAGATGTGGCGGAGTCGAGGAATCCGCTGCCTTCAGGTTGCTAACGGCGCGTTTTAAAAGAGGCCTCCAATGACGAAGTGCACTGTATTTCGCGTTGAAGATCAAGATGGAATCGGTCCATACTCTAAATGGGGTGTTAACTTGGACGTTTCTAACACAGACAATCACCCAACACCAAGTGATGATGGTATACATCTTGATTACGATCATAACTGTGCGTTCAATTCGATTGAACAGCTTCGAAATTGGTTCTCTGATAGAAACGATCAGGGAATCCTCGTAGTGAAGGGATTCACTTGCAACGTCTACTCAGTACCGATCGATCACGTAAAGATCGGTTACAAGCAAGTGACTTTCAATAAAAGGTACGCTGAGAAGATCTCAAGCGTACTTTTAGAAGAAGCGTTTAGTTATAGTTCGTAGTTTACGTACGGCACACGGAATGATTTAATGAGAACGATAATCAAGCAAATGGTGCCGGCGAAGATCGACATCATCTTCTGTTCATTCATCGTATCGATGGTGATCATCGTTGGATACGGTGTTAGCTTTCTAATGTCCTTCCTATAAGGAATCGCGAACATGATGCTCTTTCCTGGAATGCTCATAGGTGCGTGTGAGAAGTCCGGTATCAAAGTACCGGAGAACGTAGATGAATACGATCCAGAGAAGTATCCACACTTCTACGTCTTCTGTCAGCTTCAACTCGGTCGTCCCATCACGTGGGGTGAACACTGGGACAACGCTGAGATCATATCGAAGCTCACCGTCGAGGAGATCAAGACGTTCACACTCGCGGAGTACCTGTCTCGCGGTCTCCATTGGGCACAGTAAGCAAATCAGGGGCACTTAGCTCAGTTGGTTTAGAGCGCCAGACTTTTAATCTGGATGTCCTGGGTTCGAACCCCAGAGTGCTCACCATTTCCGGGAATATAGTCTAATTGGTTAAGACGTTGGATTTTGATTCCAAAGTTTCTGGTTCAAGTCCAGATGTTCCTTCCAAACTAGGACGCATAGCTCAGTGGTAGAGCTGACTGCTCATAACAGTTAGGTCCTTGGTTCGATCCCAAGTGTGTCCACCACGTGAAAGAAAAGAAGATGAAAGTTAAGTTCTATCACTATGGTTTTCTTACCGATGGAACACTCATCAACTGTGAGACTGGCAGTCGGTATGATGATGTTAATTACTTCGTTCTCCTCTCGCCGGAGAGCGTTTATTTTAATCCGAAAAGACCGATCATTCGCGTAAATCAGTCGGTTGTAATCTCGGTGACGAAATAAGAATGTCATTATCTGATTGTCCAAAATGTTGGGAAACGCCGTGTGTATGCGGTTACGATTATAGAAACCGCAGTCCTGAGTGGCTGCGTAAGCAAATCAAGATACTTCAAGAAGAATTGAGAAAGAAAGAAAACGACAATGATGGAAGGTGAACGTAAACTTGCTACTATTCGTCGCATCGCAAAGATCGAGCCAATTCCCGGTGCTGACAAGATCGTCAAGGCTACGATCGACGGCTGGGAGCTCGTGACTCAGAAGGACAACTATCAGGTAGGTGATCTCTGCGTCTACTTCGAGATTGATTCTTTTCTGCCGGTTCGTCCTGAGTTTGAGTTCTTGAGAAAGGCGTGCTTCAAGTCGACGAAGAATCTCGGTGATGGGTTCCGAATCAAGACGATCAAGCTTCGTGGACAAGTTTCACAGGGTCTGTCGCTTCCGCTCAGTGAGTTCTTCCAGAAGAATGAAGATGGAGATTGGTACGCTGAGATGCGTACTGATGGTGTTACGGCTTTCACACCATTTAAACTTGAAGAAGGTACAGACGTCACTGACTACTTTGGCGTTCAGAAGTATGAGAAACCAGTGCCGGCTAATCTGGCTGGAACTGTGAAGGGTAACTTCCCCTCGTTCCTGCATAAGACCGACCAGGAGCGCATCCAGAACTGCTACCGTTCGATCGAGAACTGGATCAATTTCGATAAACCGGAAGTCATTGAGATCACAGATCCCGACACCATCAATAATCTTGAGGCCGGCATCGATGTAGTCGATGGTGATCAGGTAATCACAGCGTTTAAGTCCGGTGATATGTGGTTCGAGCGTAAGTACGTCGAGTACGATAAGGACACTATCGATCGTCGATCTATCTTCGAAGCGACTATCAAGCTCGATGGTTCGTCGATGACCGTCTATCACAAGGACGCCACGTACGGTGTATGTTCGCGTAATCTCGATCTCAAGCGCGACATCGAGAACGTCTTCTGGAAAACTGCTCTGGAGGGACGCATCATTGAAGCGCTCGTGTCGATCGGCAGGAACGTAGCGGTTCAGGGTGAGCTCATGGGGCCCGGCGTTCAGGGAAATCGAGAGGGATTCGGGTCTCACCGCTTCTTCGTCTTCGACATCTTCGACATCGATGAGAGTCGATACCTGACTCATCAGGAGCGTATGGCGTTCATGAATGAGTTGAATAAGCGTTGGAATAATGAAGTGTGTTCTCATGCTCAGATCATCAACTTCATCGACTTCCGCGACTTTAAATCGGTGGCTGACTTCATTAGCTACGCTGATAAACCATCGTATCGTCATCCCGTCGGTGAAGGTGTTGTGTTTAAGTCAGTAGAAGATGGAAGCGTCTCATTCAAAGCGATCAACAATCACTTTCTATTGACGGAGAAGGACTGACATGCTAACACAGAACGACATCAACATTTTCCGCAAGCACGTGGAGTGGATGAAGTCTCCCAGCGGATACACGCTTGATAATCTTGGTCATTTCGAGTTCTTCATGAGACGTCACGGCGATGATCTACTCGAGGAGTTGGAAAAGTCAGAAGCCGTTCAGATGTCGGAGCGAATGACGCTCGAGTACTCAGCGCTCATGCAAGTCGGCATGGCTAAGAAGATCGCTGAGCTCGAAAACGAGAATCAGAAGCTTAAGTCAAAGCTCGGAAGTCTGAAAGCACCAGTGTGATGGTGAAGAGAAAAGTCAGGCTGACTCCTATCAACATCAGCACCGGCAACGTCAAGTGGCAGATCGAGGAGTACGAAGGCTGGTTCTTTGGGTGGAAGATTCTAGGGACGACTGCGTCCCTAGAGCTCGCTAAGAACATCATCAAGACGATGGAGGAGACAGGTAGCTATAGTGATCAGCGTACCACTTCTGTTTAGCTTCATGCTCTTTCATTGGGTAGCGGACTTCGTTCTTCAATCCCATGATATGGCAACAAAGAAGAGCACCAGCGACCTATGGCTCACTCTTCACGTCCTAACATACACCGCTGTCATGGGTGTATGTGCATTCATATGGCTCAGTCCAGGTGCCGCAGTAGTCTGGACTTTAACGAATGGTGTATATCACTGGATAACGGATTACCATACATCTAGAGCATCATCTAGACTATTCAAGGAGAACGACTATCACAACGCATTCGTAGTGATAGGTCTCGATCAACTCATTCACTTCACTTGTATTATCCTCTCAACATGGGCTTTGCTATGAGCAAGAACGTAAGCACGACCAATCCCAGCGCATTCGACGATGGGTTCGGCAACTTCTTTGTGATGTCGCCGAACGTCAGAAGGACTTATACTTCTCACCCAGGTGCGATCGATCACGCCGTTAACTTGATACACTCAGACAACGCAGATGAGTTTCTGATCGTGAAAGTCGTCGGTCGTGTCAGGAAGAAGCGTCCTCCCGTTGAGTACATCCCGGTAGAGTCTTAAAAAATGGACTACCAATTTCCTCACATCACCGACATCGGCCAGGTGCTAAAAGCCATCAAGGGCAAACCTGAGTTCGTTGTCAAGGAAGCCGACCGCCACACTATCATCAACTATGTGATGGCGGACAGCAATACGTTTCCTCCTGTGATGATAGACGACTGGACTAAGCTGTGCAGGAAACCTTCCGATTGGAAACCCAGCTATGACGTAGACGCCGCTATCCTTCGTGAGTGTCGAGGAATCGTCTTTGGTCCTGATGGAAGAGTAGTCGCTCGCCGCTTGCACAAGTTCTTCAATGTAGGAGAAAAGCAGGAAACGTTCATTGAGAACATCGACTTTGCTAAGCCTCACGTGATCATGGACAAGCTCGATGGATCCATGATCACACCCATTCCTATTCCACGACATGGACTGGAAAATCACCGACATGGGATGTACACCATTCGGTGGGGATCAAAGATGGGTATTACCCACGTGGGAATGCAGGTGGAGGAATTTGTCGTTTCCCATCAGAACTATAATAAGTTCGCTGAAGCGTGCATTTACGGTGATATGACGCCGATCTTTGAGTGGTGTTCTCGTAAGCAGCGCATCGTCATCGATTATCCTCAAGATAAACTCGTTCTGATTGCAGTTCGTCAGAACGTTTCTGGGCAATATCTTCCATACGATATTATGTGGAAGTTCGCCGGTGAATATAAAATTCCAGTGTGTGGCACTCTTCCGGACGAAAGCATCGTCGATGGCGAGGAGTTTGTCGCCGGAGTTCGTGAGAAAGAGGACATCGAAGGATACGTTGTTCAGTTCGACAACGGTCACATGTGTAAGATCAAGGGCGAGTGGTACTGTCGCATCCACCGCGCCAAGGAGTCGATCCTTCACGAGAAGCGCGTCATCGAGATGATCATCAATGAGAAGACCGACGACGTTTTTCCATTCCTGTTGGAGCACGACAAGAAAGCACTTCAGTCGTTCGTAGATGATTTTACGCCTTCACTGAGGGAAACTATTGATTACATTTGGGAAGTGTACCAAGCGCGATATGAAATACACGGCAATGATAAGAAAGCGTTTGCATTAGCATCAGAGAATATGCCTCATACTATGCGTTCCACCATCTTCGCTGTATGGGGAAAGAACGATAAAGAAACCGTAGTCGATCACGTTAAAGGATTCATTCGTAAGAATCTCGGATCAGGCACTAAAGTAAATGGTATACGCTGGCTCTGGGGTGATTATAAATGGGCTGACTACATTCAAGCAGAGGATGATACCGATGTGGGAGTTTGAACTCGAACAGAGGGTGGTGTGCATCGACGACGATTTCACGTTCACCGCTGGTGAGATCACACCGAAGTTGGGACAGGTCTATACCATTCGTCAGATGATGAACGACGGTGATCTGTGCATCCGACTCTATGAGATCGTTAATCACGAGAGGTGGTATGGAGACATCTACTGCGAGTGTTGGTTTGTATCGGATCACTTTCGTCCCCTGAGACCGACCAACATCGATGTGTTCAAGAACATCTTGACTCAAGTTCCATCTCAGGCAGCTGAAATCAAAGAGGATGCGTACGTGGTATGAAGTGGATCATTCCCTGGATTATCTTTTTCGCTGTCTGTGGTGTCCTTATCTACGCTTCTGTAAAGATGGACGAGCGACTGACCCAAGACTGCATAAGTTCAGGATACGTCAGGGGAACTACTGTAGGAGCACGTGATCTTGTTCCAGCTTGCGTGGATCACGATGGTCGGATCATTGTGCTGAGAAAGTAATATGGAGACACCATGTCGGGATTGACTACGCACGAGAAGCTCTGGAACATCGACTCCAAGGGAAAAGTCCGCATTTGGTATATGCAGACTGAGGGAGGCAAGCACCGGACAGTCTCGGGCTTGTTCGATGGAAAGCAGGTAACGTCCGGCTGGGTCATCGTTGAACCGAAGAACGTCGGCCGCTCAAACGCTACAACAGCTGAGGAGCAGGCTCTTCGTGAAGTCAAGTCGGACTACGAGCGAAAGCTCGAGAAGAAGTATTATCGAACTCTAGAGGAAGCTCGAGAAGCGGGATCTGGGATGAAGTTCTTCTCTCCCATGCTCGCCACGAAGTGGAAGGATGTTAAGGACGATGTCGAATATCCGGTTTTTAGCCAACCCAAGCTCGATGGAATTCGTGCCTCTTTCACAGTGGAAGGAGCCATCTCCCGAGTTGGAAAACCCTTTTACACAGTTTCACACATCTCGGAGAGTCTATCTGAATGCTTTAAAGCTTTCTCCGGACTCAGGCTCGATGGAGAGTTGTATAATCACACTCTCCGAAACGACTTTAACAAAGTTAGTAGTCTTATCAAGCAGACGAAGCCCACGCTTCAAGATCTGGCGAACGCTGAGGACATGGTGGAATACCATGTGTACGACTGTCCGTCGCATCCGGGAACGTTCTCTGAGCGTCTTAAGTTCCTTAATGAAGAAGTGTTTCCGTTAATAGATTCAGTGAAGATCGTCCTTGTCGATACCGTTGTTGCTGATGATCAGTCTGATCTCGATAACATTTACGGTGAGTATCTAGAAAACGAATACGAAGGTCAAATGATTCGTCTCGACATGGAGTACTTAAACGGACCCAAGCGTGATATAAGACTTATCAAGCGCAAGGAATTTCAAGATGAAGAGTTCGAAGTCGTCGCGATCGAGGAAGGTAAGGGGAACTGGGCAGGAGCAGCAAAGAGAGTCGTCTTCAAGCTCAAGACAACACCAGATGGAAAGATTCCCAGGGCAGGACGATATCCAGGAGCCGGAATCAAAGGAAGTCGTGAAACCGGAATCGAGCTCCTTAAACAGGTCCGACTGGGACGCGTTCCTAAACTTGCCACGATTAGGTACCCGAACCTGACGCCCGACGGTGTTCCTAGATTCCCGGTAGCAGTAGCTTTTTACGATGAGGAGAGAGATACGTGAAGTTCAACTGCGGAGACAGTCCAGAAACTAAGGAACGAAAGAAGAAAGAGAAGTTCAAGGAGCGCATTGAATCTCTGGTAAAATGGCATCGATGGTTCGCTTGGTTTCCGGTTCGTGTTGATGAAAATGACTGTCGTTGGCTTGAGTACGTAGAGACACGCCTTGAGCCAGTCTACAGCAGCTATAAGATACTCGATCACAGCGATACGTGGTGGTATCAAAATTGGCAGTATAGGGAGATCAGCAAATGAAGTTCGATTGTGGACCGACTGCAGAAGAGAAGCGAGACATAAAAAGAAGAAAACTCCAAGCGCGCGCCAATGCAATGATGGACTGGAATAAATGGTTTGCCTGGCGTCCAGTCAGAGTAGGTCATCGCGACTGCCGTTGGCTGGAGTACGTTGAGAGGCAAGCTCAAAAGCGGTATATGTGGGTTTGCGGTACTATGTACTTTAGCGCATATAAGACCGTTCACTCACCAAAATGGGATTATAGAAAGATCGATGACTAAAGTTATCAACTTTTGCGCAGGGCCAAGCGCCGGTAAAACTACCAACGCCTTGGGACTAGCTGCATATCTCAAAGAACTTCGCAAGGACGTTCTCTACATCCCCGAGTTCGCTATGCAAGCAGTCGTTCAGGGTCGAAAGCAGACTCTCGATGATCAGCTCTACGTCTTCGCTAAGCAAGCCAACAAGCTCTACGATGCCAAAGATCAATTTGAATTCGTAGTAACCGACTGTCCGATCTTCATGATGCTTCATTACTTAGAATCCGGTCAGTCAAAGTTCACTGGACGAAACGAGAAGTACTGGAAGCTGACTCTCACTGATCTGATCATGCAGACTTTTGAGATGTACGACAACCTCGTTTACTTCATTGACAGAGGCGATCGAGAATTTCGTCAGGTTGGTCGACTTCAGAATGAGCAAGAGTCGAAGGAAATCGACAAACACATTCTCGACATCTTAGCACTTCAGGGAATAGAATACCGTAAGATCATGAATTGGCAGGAAGTGCTTAGTGACATCACTTTATAGTCACTTACTAATCTTCTGCACAACGTTTGCGCTGGACATAGTCTGGGCCAGGTATACTAAATCGATTCAGAACGATCAGATCGCCGGTGCCTGCTTCTACTCCGCTATGATTTATTTCCTGGCGGGGTTTGCTACCATTTCATATGTAAGCGATCACCTGCTCCTTCTCTCGGGAGCACTAGGTGCCGTTGCTGGAACGTTCTCAGCCCTCAAGCTTGAGCATCTCTTCACCATCGATTGGTATCGGCGTTTTCTTCAACTATAAGTATACTCGGTTCGTAACTGGTTTACAGTTATATCATCACCGAATAAACGAAAGGTTCTGAGGAATGTCGACACTTCATATGATGGTGGGGTTGCCTGCGTCTGGAAAAAGCACGTGGCGCGATGCCCAGGCAAGAATCTACGGTGGAATCGTCGCTTCATCCGACGACTACATCGAGGCCCAAGCTAAGGAGCAGGGAAAGACTTATAACGACGTTTTCAAGGAATCAATCAAGGGCGCCGAGACTCACGTCAAGTCCCTGGTGACGTACGCCGTTCAGTACAACAAGCCCCTGATCTGGGATCAGACGAATCTCAACGTCAAGACCCGTCAGAAGAAGCTTCTGATGATTCCATACAACTGGAAGAAGATCGCAGTTGTGGTTCGCTGCCGGGACTTTGATGAATGGAAGAGGCGCCTGATGTCCAGGCCCGGCAAAACTATTCCAGTCGAGATCATTCGGAATATGATGAACTCTTGTGAGACGCCGACTCTCGAAGAGGGATTCAACGAAATCATCGAGGTATGGACGTGATCAAGCAGTTAGCCGTTGGACTTCTGGTCAATTTACTGACCACGGCTCCGGTGCTCGGTAAACCCATGCACTTCTACTTGACTCCTAAAGGAGACGTTCGGGCAGAGGGAAACATCGTATACAGCAAGACGTTCGAGGAGCTTGAACTCTTCTCGATGGTAGTGGACATCAGGCACCGGACGTTTATCTTAAACTCAGACGGCGGAAACGTTGATGAGACGATGAAGATCGGTCGATTCCTGCGTAAGAACGAAGCGAACACCGAAGTGGGAAAAGTTCTTGACAACGGTGCTGTGATAAACACGGGCAGATGCGAGTCGATATGCCCGTTCTTGTTCATCTCCGGCGTTCATCGTCATGTTACTCCGGGTAACGTTCTGACCGTTCATCAGCTTCACATAACGAGCATGGAGAACACTCCGGACGATCTATTCAACGCCGTGCAGGTGTCGAATATTCAGATGTCCTTGGGTGAGCTAGCAGTGTACACCGAGGAGATGGGCGTCTCGATGGAGATGATCCACGTGATGACGACGCGTGAAGCCTGGCGCTTCGATCTTCGTCAGCTTACAGATCGGGAAATGAGAGACTACAATATAGTTACGAAATAGTTTTACATCGGTGTGCAGCTGGTGTATAAATACAAAGTCAACTTGATGACGTTTGGAAGTAAGAGCGAAGACACCGGGGCAGTACCGGTCGGGTCCACCAAAAACACTGTAGAACGACCTACGGTTTTAGATCGAGCTTAAAATAAAGCGCGTGAAATCGAATAGGAAGAACTAACTTTAATGTGAAACAGTGTTTCTGATGGGCCCGAACTAGGATCGATTCGCTTCTGAGGTAAAAATCGAGAGTTGAAGGGTGGCGAACTATCGCTCGTTATAAATGCCAACGACAATGGTGTTCTCGATTACGCCCTCGCGGCTTAATCATGAGTTCGGTGGGAACTTGGAAACAGAATCCCACCACTAATTCTAATCGACGCCATGCCCGATTGTAGTGGGCGGTCGATACACCAAGGTAAGGAAAGGGTTGGGGTAGTAGCCAACCACAGCGTAACCAAGCTACTACTGCGCTGTAAACGGAGAATGGGAAATCGTATCGTCGATGGATACCTCACCGGCCTTGGTGTACTAGTTTCTTTATTATGAGGAAGTGAAATGTTCTATAGAGCACTCTTAGTTACTATAGTAGCATTTGGACTAGCGTATCTAGCTGTTCCAATTGGTTCGTCTATCGATTCTGCCTTAGCGGCTATGCGTTTTCTGTTTGCATTAGCATCGGGGATGATTGGAATTGTTACAGCGAGCGTAGCGGCTTTCTGCTTCATCGAGAAGAAGATCTGAGTATAGACAGGTCGACTACCCTGAAGTGTAGTCTGGTGGAGGCGTCTTCCTGTTATAGGACGAACGGCCCATGGAGCTCGGAGGACAAGCTCGTGAAACACCTCCATTCTTTTATACAACGCACACATCGCATACAACGTACACATTGGAGAAAATAAGTGGCTAGAACACGAATCTTTGAGGGTCACCACCGCGTCGACGTAAACCAAGACGCAATCATCGTGGAGCTTCCATCCGGTGAAAAGTGCTGGGCTCACGTCAACGTATACTCAATGCGTGCTCGTGTTCAGGTTGGTTCCATGGGCTGGATCTCCGGATCGATCGTAGAAGACGTAGACGGTGTATGGGTCTTCCGTCCATGCAACTCCACTTCTAAAGCCAAGCTCGCGATGCTCGCAACTTGGAAGCGAAAGCACGCCCTGACTATGAAAAACGGACACTACATCGAGGGAAGAAAGGCAGCATGACACCGGCACCGTACTCACACTACATCGGCAAGAAGCTCGTAGACGTCATCGACCAGATCAAGGAGCAAGCCGACAATCACGGCCACTTTACAGTCAACGTACTCGATCAAGTGCTTCGGAACAACATCGACCACAATGGGAAGCGCCTGAACTTGCGAGTCGACGACAACTCAATCATCCAGGACATCTTTATTGGATGACTTCCCACCTGAATAAAGCCGCTGAGTTCTATGAGAGCGTGGAGAAGATGGCTCGAGGTGGTGCAACCTACCTCGACGCCATAGTCGAATGGTGCTCCAGGAAGGGCCTGGAAATTGAGTCCGTGGCTCCGCTTATCGAGAAGAACCCAAAGTTCCTGGCACAACTCAGGATCGATGCCGAGGATCTACATTTTCTTTCTAAAGGATCGCGCCTTCCCCTATGAAGCAGATAGTTGAAGTGTACTTCGTAGACGGTACTCCTCCATTCAAGTTTGAGACCCAGGAAGAGGCTTCTAAGCAAACGGCATCGAAGATCTTTCGGGAAGGCTTCATCGCTAATCACGATGATGGTTCCATCACATATCACTCACCCCACAACATAAAGAAGGTAGTCGTAAAGCCCTCCTGAGTCCTAAATACCAGAGCTGATGGAGGGGTAAGTGAGACTTACTATCAACGGAGAAGTCAGGAAGAGGGATATCCCTGACATCAAGAGGGCCGTACGCTTCTACGCCAATGAATTGATGTCGAAGAGCTTGGTCAAGAAGCTGAAAATCACCATCAGGTTCGTCAGCGACATAAAAAACACCGCTGAGGTGACGTGGACCAGCGTTAGTCCGGTTCGACCCAAGAGCTTCCTGATCTACGTCAATTCCAGCAAAAAATCAAAAGTCAAGCTCCTCAAGACATTGGGTCATGAACTGACACACGTCAAGCAGTTTGCAACCGGCGAGCTCAAGGACTTAGTCTCAAAATCTCAAGTCAGGTGGAAGGACAAGCTCTATCCATTCCCCGATGCCGAGCCTGATAAACCAGAGACGTATTGGAACGCTCCATGGGAGATCGAGGCTTATGGCCGTGAGGTAGGTCTCTATCATCTCTATAAGAAGCACATCACCGATCAAAAACGCTTAGCTTGTAGGAACAAATGAATCGCGTAATCGATCTGCTGATACGTTTGACCGTTTTCCTCATCTTCATTCAGTGCATCCGCACTAAGCACAAGCAGTATAAGAAATCATTATCATGGAGGTTTACAAAATGAGACAGGCCAGTACGTATCGCGGTGCCCGCCGCAACGACTTCAACACTGTTTCGGGCAGGCGTCTGAACAAGAGTTTTGAGAGGCGCCAGGGATCAAAGGGACACAGCACCGATCCAACTCACGTCCTCTTCGTTCCTCCGGTACGTGAGAACAAGAGACTCGGTCTAGGTGAAATCAAGCACAAGAAGATGGTGGTGCCGGCATGACATACCGCGCAGGAGACGTAGTCTACATCAAGGGAATTATTGAAGAATGGCTTGCGTCTGATCCTTCTGACCCTCTTACATCTTCTTATTTCGTTGTTTCGATACCCAACACCAATGGTCCATTTCCTTTAAAGGATCTTGCGAACTCCATCACTCAGCATACGCAAACGATTCGTGCAGGGGATAGAGTCAATAAGTATGCGGAAAAATACACAGACTGCATCAGCTCCGGCATCGTATGCTTCATTACAGAGGATGGCTCTCATGCACTCGTTGAAGCGAGGCCCGGTGATTATAGATCAGTGAGAGTCAGCGAACTGGATAGAATCAATCATTGACATCAGCATTTGAAGCGTATAAAATCTATCTTGGACTCAAGCGACACTTTGAACCTGGAAGCAAGTACGATTACATTCGATATAATGGTCAGACCAACGCTTCGCAGAAGTCGTTTGAGAATAGAAAAGACAAGATCTTTTTCCAAAAGCTAGCCAAGCATCCCGATGTGCTTGGCCTTCTAGTTGCTAACCTATCACATGATCCGAAGACGTGGATAGGTTCAATTCCATACAACGCAGAAGCACTCAAGCGCTATGACGACAGAGTCAAGACTATTCAATCTCTGGCGTATACAGTTGCGTCTCAGCTTCCATCAGGCTGTAAGTGCGACTTCAACGCTTTTCTTAAAGCGGAGGAGAATGAGCACCCACCCCTGCTACGCTGCTATCTTTCTGGAAAGATAAGCATCGAGATCATGATCGTTCTGGACGATCTGACACACTTCAGTAAATCATGGAAGCGCATACTCAAGGATGACTTGATATGCATGGAAGTTCTCGAAAAAATCGAGAAGTGCAGGCCGTTTCTTCAGTACGATCGGGAAATGGTTAGAACGGCGATTATTAAAAAATATTCATAGCATCGTCTAAAAAAAGTCGTCGAGGTCTATAAATAGACTGTCGAAAGACAAAACACATCGTACACTCAGAATACAACGTATACAAGGAGAATATATTGGCACTATCATTTGCTGAACTAAAGAAGTCGCGTTCCACATCATTCGATAAACTGAACGCAGAGCTCGACAAGCTCAACTCCAAATCATTTTCAAAAACAGACGAACGCTTTTGGCAACCGACGGTGGATAAAGCCGGCAATGGTTACGCAGTCGTGCGTTTTCTAGATTCACCGGAAGGTGAGGATGTTCCCTTCATTCGTCGTTGGGATCACGGCTTCACTGGAACTGGCGGCGGCTGGTACATTGAGCTGTCGCTCAACACAATCGGTAAGGATGATCCGGTCTCAGACATGAACCGCAAGCTCTGGGCCGAGGGTGAGGGATCGGCTGGTCGAAAGATCGTGTCCGGTCACGGCACTACAGCTGGAACCAAGCGTCGGATGCACTACATCTCGAACATCTTAGTGATCGAGGACCCAGCTCATCCGGAGAACAACGGTAAAGTGTTTCTCTATCAGTACGGAAAGAAGATCTTTGATAAGCTCAATGATCTGATGAACCCGAAGTTTCCCGATGAACAGCCGGTCAATCCGTTTGATCTCTGGGAAGGCGCAGACTTCAAGATCAAGATTCGTCAGGTTGAGGGTTTCCGCAACTACGACAAGTCTGAGTTCGATGATCCGTCGCCGATCGCTGACTCAGACGATAAGATCGAGAAGATCTGGAAGTCCGCTCACTCACTTCAATCCTTCCTTGATCCGAAGCTCTTCAAGTCGTACGAGGAGCTCGAGAAGAAGATGCTCAAGGTGCTGGGAATGTCAGCCCACACCGCAGCTGAGCGAAGTGTTCGAGAGGACATCGCTGAAAAGACCACGGCTCCTAAGGAGACTAAGTCTGCTCCGCCCCGCCAGGAATCTGGTATCACAATGCCCTCTACTGAAGAGAGCGCCGATGAAGAGGGTCTCGAGTTCTTTCAGAAGCTTGCGAATAAGTAGTTCTGAAAGCGCGTAGCCAAAACAACTAAGCCCAGGATTTTTCCTGGGCTTTTCTTTTATCCTGATCTATCATCGGCCGATGGATCAATCTTTTCCTTCGTCCTTCCCCATGCAGTGATGCCTAGAACAGCACCGAAGGTAACGTGGATAAGTCCTCCACCCTCTAACGTCAGCGGATGCCATGGTGTGTATGGGATAGCCCGCACCCAGGGAAGAACTGGAATGACCATGGACATGACCGGTGCGATGATGAAGTCGAATGCGACCATCGCCATGTAGAGCCAGGCCATCATCGGACGCCAGTTGTTGACGAACCACTTCTCCGTGATTGGAGATTCATTGCTGCGCACCAGCGACCAGTCGAACTCATTGCGACGACGTCTATAGTCATCATCGTAGTCCTGCCGCTCATATGAAGGTGTGTACGACGTTGAGCTCGTAGTCGCCGTTACTTCATTGGTCTCAACTGTGATTCCCTCTGTAGAGGGAGTGCCATCTTCATTGTGCGACATCGTGCATTCCTTTTTAGCTATTTATGCCATGCAGAGTGCACAGAATCCATCTGGGTCTTGCTTACCTGATCCATATCCATCGGAACCCGGCGTGGGTCCCTGGGACTCAGCGTCGTGTCTGGGTGCTCTGATCGATGTACTGGGTTCGTCGGACCCGTGATGGTGTACGCTTTGTTGGGAGGATTCTGACTTCTGAGTTGCTTCTTTCTGAACGGTGTCCTTGATGTTAGCAGTCATCTCCTCACCTGACCGGTCTGCTAGATCCATCTGAGGTTTAGGAATGCTTTCAACTACCCGTGCATCTTGAAGATCTTGAGCTTTCTGAAACGTTCCAGCTAAGTCTTTCAGGCTGTTCTCTTTAGGAGCGTACATCTGCTTAGCGAGGTCGGAAGCTTCTTTAGCTTGATCTGGCGTCCACTTCCCATCTTCTCTTTTAATGATGTTGAGCTGAGCCAAGCGATCGGACGTTGTCATTTGTCCCTTTGAAGAATCAACTGCTTTAGCTAAGTCTTCATCTGATCCACCCAGACCAATAGCTTTCCTCGCCTTCTCCATCTTGAAAGCGTCGAACTTATTGATCTTATTTGCCCAGTCGTAGTCCGTCTTAGGAGTAACGTTTTCCTTAGCCCAGAACTTCCACCATGGATTTTTAAGTGATGTATCGCTCTGAGTTCGATCTTCAACGTTCTTGCTGTAGTTAGGTGTATCTACTCCACGTTGAGGAGCGTCGTCCATTTCCTGGATCGGCGGAGCAAGTCTAGTCATCTTGAGCTTGGCGTCTGAAGGATCTTTCTTTCCAGTAGAAGCATCTGTAGCTTCCTGACGTGCGGCGTATAGTTCGGGATTCTCAAGCCATGGTTTACGACCAGACCACTCCAAGTGTCCCAGATCGGGATTTCTCCAGTCACCACCCGAGATCATTCCGTTTCGATCTAGAATCTCACGCCAGAGTTTTGGATTCTTCTCAATCCACTCCCGTGAAGATTTGTTGATGATGTCTCGTCCAGTCTGAGATCCAATGTCCATGGCATTACCCATGGCATGCTGGCTCATCTTTCCTCTGCCGCCTATGCCTCCAGGACGTGGGTTATATCCACCGATCTGACCCAGAGGCATACCCGCTCGCTCCAGATCTTCGATCGTTCTCTGAAACGCTTCTTTAGACGCTGCGTTGATCCTGAATTTATGTCCACCAGCTGTTTTAACTGAGACGATGTTCGTTCCCGGTGCACCATACTGCGATGGTTGCATGTAGTTAGCTTTAGCGGTCAGGCTGTTGTAGACGTCTTTAGGCTTTGCGCTTTTAAGCACAGACTGCGGAGGAGAGACTCCAGACGTGGGATCAAGAGAAGCTACCTGTTTACTCTGAACTGCTTCAACGGCGCGAGCAGTCTGATCATATCCACGCGTCCTGTTGCGTATACCAGCGTCGCGGTATCTAGGATCATCGATGCGCCACTTGATGTAACGTTTGCCGAGCAGATCGGCCATCGCGTTTCTATCAACGTTCTTCTGAGAAAGCATATCATTAAACTTTCCGCCGCCGTATTCTTTTTTGCTTAGTTCTTTCTTAATGAACTCAGCCTGAGCATTGAGAGCGTTCTGATCGCGTATGATGTTACCGTTCTTATCTAAAGCGCCGCGGTCAGCTAAGAACTTCATCAGCTCTTTGTTACGTGATCCCTGCCAAGAAAACATTCCCGAATTTCGAGCTCCATTTGCTGGATCGACGTGGTTTCCAAAGACTAAGTTCGGATTGAATGAATTCTCACGCGCAACTTCACCCGACAACACTAAAGCGCCCTGATGCGAGTATCCAGCGTTTCTAAACGCCTGATAGACTCCTCTCCTTAAAGCGTCTCCCTTCAGCGCACTTCCGGAAGGAATAGGACCCACGTTCACGGGTCCCATCGTCTTTCCCATTGGACTCTGTGTTCCCTGAGAAACCGAACTGGGTGCTTCGAATGAAGGAGTTCCTCTCGGATGATATCCCTTCGTCAGTGTAAAGTTCTCAGGAGCTTGCTGACTAACTGAACCACCCTGAGTAGTGATTGAATTAGTAGTCAGATCAGGTCTAATCGGTGTGACAGGAGCTACAGTTCCAGGACTAGAAACACCGCGCGCCTGCGAAGCATTAGGTTCAATGGTTCTACCCTCAACTTCCTCTGCATGAGTTTTATCAGCAGAACTTCTCGGCTCAGTGACTACGCTGGACGATGTTATATGCTGCTTGATGTTGAGACGACCGTCGATGACGATCTCAGGTGCTTTCAGTGTGATCTTCGTCTTAGAGGTGATGACTGCGTCTTTATCGGACTCAAGCGTCATCATACCCTTCGTCTTGAACTCTAAGTCCTCGGAGGGAAACTCATTGGCTTTCTGATCAGGAGATCCTTTTTTCTCATCTTTCTTTTTACCAGCGAACTTCTGGTAAACATCGTCCATGCGATTGTTGAGCCATCCCGTGACACCAAAGTTACGTCTATCCTTGAGGATGTTCGCTTTAGTCTGACCGTATTCCTTAACGTCTGAGTCGTACATCGATCTCTTATCATCCGATGTTCGACGCATTCCATAAGTCGCGGCACCCACACTTCCAATGACCGCAGCCGATCCCAAGAACTTCAGGGCTTTGAGTGCTTTAGCACCAATGATTCCCTCAACGGCAGTAGTCAGAGCACTTCCGATAAGAGACGACTTGGAGTCGGCGGTGTTAGCCGATCCCCCGCTAGGAGCTGGAAGAGTCGTCTTTATTTCTTTTGGGTCGATGGTTCTCCCTGATACAACGGGTTTCGCCAGCTCTCGTAATTTTTTCGTGATGTTGCGGTTGTCGTTCTCAACCGTTCTCAGTCGCTTGTCCACGCGCTTGACATCGGTCTCAAGATTCGAGAGCCTCTTATCTGTTGCTTTAAAAGCTTTTCTAACGTTGTCCTGAAAAACATTAACCACATCAGAAACATCGTTCAGCGCATCGGATACCGCGCGATCAACATCGGAATCTCCAGAGTGTATCTGAGTTGTGCCTAGACGTCTGACAGTAACTTCCTTAAAAGTGCTGGACGGAGAGAACCTGGAGAGAAGGCTGCTTCCATATGACTTTCCGGGTGTGTATTTTGAAACGTCTTTATTGACGTTCTGTCGAGTGACGAGGCCGTTTCCCACAGGAGAATCGATGTAGCCTCCCTGTGCATAATTAACGGTAAGTCCCTGCAGAGCTCCATTGAAGAACGCCTTCATCCTCTCACGGTTTTTAGATGAACCGGGAGCGACTGGATCTTGTTTTTTTGGTGTGTCTTTTGTGCCGTCAGCCACGTTTTTTCCTTGACAGTTTTACTAAAGGTGTGATAGTATCGCGTGTAACGCGGCGCGTGAATCAGATAACATTACTCTTTCTTCGTTCTCTCTAGGTAATCAACCAACATCTTAACGTAGATATCCCGTTCGAAAGGTATCAGATTCATTATCTCATTTAAAGACCACTTATGGTGTTGGACTAAGTCAAAGGTTAGTCGATAGAAGCTCGCTAAGTCGTTATGACTTAGCGCAAATCGAAAAAATCTGATAGCGTTCTAAGTTCTATCTTCCTTTCTGATCCTAATGAGTTTGTATATCGAAGATCAAGCTTCATAGAAGGTATCTTTGAGAAGAACTCATCGATCTGATTAGAGACACTGATCGGAAGATCCTCATACCACTTATCAAACTCCTCTTTAGAATCGATCGGTGTTACTTGATCACCGTTGTAGATAGCCTCGGCACACTCAAAAAGAGCGTCTGACTCAGACTTCTTAGTCGAGTAGAGGCTGGCCGGAGGAAAACGAAGCCTCAAGAAACCAACGCCGTTCAAGTCGATGTCCCTATTGACACCGTTTATATCAGGCATCTCGATCTGGTCTAGATCAACCTTAAGTTTGTACTCTTTTCCGTCTTCTCGATCCTCATAAGTCTGCTCAATGATGTTGGAGACTGACAGAGCTCTGATGCGGATGAACAGCCACTCGACGTCGAACATCGCGAGCTGATCTACTTGAAACCCATCATCAAGTGAGCAGTTGGCTATAACTTGCTTAACGGTGAGTAGTATATCCTCAGGATCGGACGACTGCTTGGCGATCAGGAGCAGGCGCTCCTCCTTCACCAGCATCGGTCTAAACTTTCCCTCTATTCCCTTGCTCGGGATGGTGATTCTCAAGATGGGTTGGTCGAGCTTTGGTAGCATGTTCTATAGACTCCTATTGATCAAAATTAACCGCCGGCGTATCGAAGTCGTGATACCAGTCCATCATCGTGAAGACTGCTGTGAACTTCGCCAGGTTGCTCTTGTCTCCCCATCCCAGCTTGATGGGTGAGACCGCCACTGGCCACGCCTGTCTAAGCACCGTTCTAACTCTCTCAGTCCCATCATCTGAGAACGCTGAGACTACAACGTTGGTGGCGATGTCTTCCATATAGCCCGACTCATACGTTCCGATCCTCTGTCCTGAGATGTTTCCAGTCGGATTGATTGGATCGATGCCGTTCGAAGCGTTGAAGTTCTGAACCATCAGGACCCATTCCCTAAAGAACTGCCATGTTCGAGCGTTGGCGTCCACTAAGAACGTCAGGGGCATATCTTGAAACACAGCGTTGGTAGCGACTTTCTCAGTCGGACCAAATCCATACCGACGAACGTCGACTGTGTTGTAGAAGATCTCAGGGATAGCACCTGAGTCGCACCAGAGATTCATCTCACGAGCCACTTCAGTGAAGGTAGCCTCTCCACCTCGTCCCTGCATTCCCGGTGGAATGGGAAAGTAAGCCATGAAGAGGTTCGTAGGGAGCAGCCCTCGTCGAGAAATCGCTGCTGAGAAAGTGTCTATGTTAAATCCGACTACCGGCAATTTCTATTCCTTTTGAGTATTTATGTACGGCATCATGATTTAGACGCAGTCCTGGCTTTGGCGACTCGAGTCTTCTTTGCTTTCTTTGCCCGTGCGTCCCTCTTGACACGACTCCTGCTCTTGGGTCTCCTACCCGACATCGAGTCGCTCCATACCTGCTGCTCAGTGGCACCAACCCATCGAGCCACCGGAAGAAGACAAGCCTGCTCCCACTCGCGATCGTCGATGTTGACTATCTGAGACCTGACGTGTCCGTGAAGGTATCTCTTGATGCAGGGAGCGTAGTTCGATAGTGCCTTGGCGCTCTTGACGATTCCATATGATATCCTAAGCCTCCTGACACCGTTCGTCTCAGTCGCCAGCTCCTCAAGCGCACGCACGAAAGCGAGCCTGACCCTGGGAGGAAGATAATGGAGGTTCAATCCGAGCATGGAGTCGCTGTCCAGTGATAGGGGCACCACAACTGGATACCTATCGTAGTATGGGAGTGTGTCCTTGTGCTTGGGATCATATGAGAACATGACCATCTGACCAACGAGCTCTCCGCTCTTGGTAGTGTATCCGGTTCTCGTTTTAGATGCACCCTTCTCATTCTTCTCTTTTCGAATGCCGCGAACGACTCGAAAGAACCACTCGACTGAGCCTCTCTTCTTATCCTCTAGAGGCTTTCCACCGCGCCTTATGAGATCTTCAAGTGTTATTGCCATTACTTCTGCCTCTTTTTAAGACCCAGATCGAATTCGTTCAGAACCATAAATCTCCATCCCTGTTTATCGCAGAACGCCTTGCACGCTTTCCACTTTGATAAATTAGTGGCGAAGGTAGCCGACTCCTTCAGGAGCTTTCTCTTCGTCTTTCCCTGAGTGACGGGAGGCTTCATCTCATGAGCGGGTTTTATCTCAATGACGAGCGTCTCGACTTTACCCTCTCCATTGCGCTTCTTGACGATGAAGTCCGGATAGTAGTGTCTCCATTTACCCAGGCTCTTATCTGGATTTCTCTTGGATGGATCCTTGTAGGGAATGGCCAGAGTTTCCGAGCTCCATGCTTCCACGCTCGGTGAGTTATCGAGATCAGCCATGCACTTCATCTCCCACGACGAACGATAGACGATGTTCTTCAGATCACCGACGTACTTCTTAGGATTTTTTGGTTTGAAATATCCCTTCATATCACTATTTAGCCGCTGCCTAAATAGTAGAAAGAAACGAGGAAGTTAAATGGCATCCCTGAGCAGCGACGTTTTATCTAATCTATCCATAGGTTCGATAAATCAAGTTCCCAATATACAGGGACCGACTGCTGCTGAGATGTATCGTTCAGGAAGCAACATCTCAGTTCCTCCCATCGACGCTGTGAATCTCTCGATAAAGAGAACTACCACGATCGATACGCTGACGTTCCCAGGTGATCGTCCAAAGTTCTACGTCGCGATCGAGATCCTTGGATATCACCGGTTCGATGGTCAGGGCGGTAATATGTTTCAAGTCTCAAGAATGGATCATCAGAACTCCATCATCATGCCCCTACCGCAGATGCTCACTGACGCCAACATGGTCACGTACGATCAAGCTGAGTTAACTCTGGGTGGAGGTGGTGCGGGTCAGATATTCGCCAACTCACGAAACGCTATCAACAACGCTCAGGACGCTACGTCTGGAATAACTCAGAGTGTCAGTGATAATGGTCCTCTCGCCGCTGGTCTTGGTGCAGCGGCTGTCGCTGGTGCGGTTACTGGATATATTGCTAATAGGACTAAAATTCCTGGAACGTTAATGAGAAATCTTGGAACGAACGCGGCACGGCTCGCTGGTTATACACCTAATCAGTTCTTGACGATCCTTCTGAAAGGACCAGCTTATAAGAGACATTCACTTCGTTGGTTGGTATCACCACACAATCCTCAGGAAGCAAAGAACCTTCAGCAGATCATTTGGACTATCAACAACGCTAAGGCACCGGGTGTGACTGCGGGTGGAGCGATCTTTACGTTTCCATCGATCTTCAGGATATCGATCATGCCCAATTCACAGTTCATGTATAAGTTTAAGCCAGCGGTTGTCGAGAGCTTCACAGTAGATTACACGGGCGGAACGGGTATTCCAAACTTCAAGCGCTCCTCTGCCTTTGGACTGGGTCAGGACTATCCGCCCGGTCTTCTGCAGATTGAGATGAACTTACTCGAGCTGGAGTTCTGGCTTAATCAGAACTACTCCGACAACAACGATCCCAACGACGTATCAACGGGAACACCATAATGGCAGCAGGCGATTCGGGTTATTTTTCACGCTTTCCAATCATTGAGTACAGAGGCAAGCAGACTATTGATCTGACAAGACGCGTCAGATTATCTGACTCAATCTTGAGACAACCCAATGTCTTTTATCCATTCACACTCACGAATGAGATGCGACCCGACACACTCGCTTTCGATTACTACGGTGATCCGAACGTTGAGTGGATCACGTATTTGTCGAATGGAATCATCGATCCGTACTACGGATGGTATCTGACCGACGATGAGTTCGGTAAGCACATCGAGAATAAGTATGGATCCATCGAAGACCCTCAGCTACGCATCCACCACTGGGCAGTTAACTGGGCGGATGCTGAGCTCAATGTATCTGTTGGATTCTATGAGAACCAGCCTGAAGTTCTGAAGAAGTATTGGATACCCAACTACGGTATCGGTTCGAAGATCCTCTCCTACCGCAGGCGCCAGGACGATTGGATGGTAGACACCAACTGCATAGTGAAGATCGACGTGGACAACGTGAGTGGACCGGGATTCAGCGTCGGCGAGCTCATTGACTTTACTCGTGATGTGAACATCGGCTTTGGTGAGATTGTCCAAGTTTCCGATGATTCTATCTACGTAAAGAATCTGGTGGGCACGTACGACGACACTTCTTCCTCGATAGAGGGACACGGAGGGACTTCAGCGTCGATCGTTGGGGTGACTACCCTCGTTCAGAACATCCCTCTAGAGGAAGGAGATTTCTGGGAACCAGTCACTTACTACGACTGGGAAAACGAAAAGAACGAAGCCAATAAACTCATCACACTCATCGACGTGAACTACGCACCGAGTCTGGCCCGTAGCCTGACAAAATCCCTGAACGAATAAAGGGACCCGTAGGTCCCTTCTTCAGTCGTATGATGGAGTGATGGTTTAATCGATTAAGAAAGCGTCGATCGCTTGAGAACCGATTCCATCGTCGATTTCAAGATAAACGACCGCAATCGTCATTCCCATATAAGTGACGATCATCGTCTGAGTGACCAGTGTTAGATCGTCATCGATCTTCGTGACTGACTTTGGCATCTGACTAACGATCTTCAAGTCATTTGGTGGAGTCAATTTGTTGTCCTTGATGTTCTCAAGGATAATTGGAGGAAGTGGTTTGACTGTCATATCACACTCCTGTTTCAAACGACAGCACTCTATCACAATCGCCCGGCGTTGTACATCGGTTATTTGGTCTGGTCGATTATCCCCACTTGAGGACCGGAGCCATCGGGATTTGGTCGCACCGCGAAGACGAAGGGAAGCGACTTCTGCTGTGTATGGAGCTTGACGTTCTGAATGCGTTGGTTATCGGAGTCAAGGCGCATGGCACAGAAGGTGATGTTGTCCTCGTGCTTGACTGCGATCGCGTCTCCCACGAGCCTGAACCGAACCGGCTCATTCCGAACGATGCCGAGCTCCTTTCGAACGCGCTTCTGCTCGACTGGAGACAGAGCATCGATCTTCTTGTCCGCTTCATTGAAGCTTGCTTGGATCTCGTCGGTGATCATGTCGATGGCAGCCTGGGCCGAATGGCTGCATTGATTCTGGATGTCGACGCTCTCGCTTGCGTACACCTGCGTTGCGAATGCCAGCGCCGCAGCGGTCGTCAAAAAGAACTTAGTCATAATACTCTCCTCTTCAAATGAGCGGAGGGATTCCGCTCAATTCTCTTGAATCTTGATGATGAAGTCTTGTCTCTGCCCTTGGTTGTTGACGATGAAGAAGCTGACTGAGCGCTTCGTGCGTCCCTTGATAACGACTGACCCATGAACGCTTAGGACTTGATGGAAGAGTCCTCCAGTCTCGAACCCATGCTTGATTAGATGGGTTGTCATTGACTCGACTTCGTCGGCGATGTTCATTTCAAAATGTCCCTAGAATGATCGTGGATGATTTGAATGTGGGAGGGAGGGTTGCTATACCCTCCCGATTTAGGACGTTCAGCGATGGCTCTTCTTAAACTCTGACTGAGCCGCGATTTCCTTCCAGTCAGTCGGCATAGTCTGACGATAGCCGATCAGCTTGGAGACGAGTCGAGCGTTGATTGACTTGAAGGAGTCGATGTTCTTCCACATAAATCCAAGAACTTCTTTTCTGCAAGTAGCGTTCTCATCTTTGAAAAGAGAGTCGGCGATCTGCTCAACTCTCATCATATATTCTTTACGCGTCTTCATTCCGAGTGAAATGTACGTTGCGCGATCTCGAAAAGCATCGTAGTGAGGAGCGTGTCGATGTCCCTCTTCGATCATATCATCGAAGTCGATGTTGGTAATGAAGATGATGGTACCGTTGAAATCAAAGCGATTTTCAACCGGTCCTCCATCGCGGTTGGAAAAGAGTTGAGACTTCGTTCCCCAATTAAGAGTTCGCGTTCCAGTCTTCTGCGTATCGCACGCAGCTTTAAGAAGATTGAGAGACTTAACGTCATCGAAAACTGAGTCGCAGTCGTCAAGGATCAGAATCTGCCCCTCTTCACGATGATCCCAGAGCTCGGTGTAGAGACCTGCAGCCGACAATACCGCAGTGATCTTCTTTGTATTAACTCCATTTGGATCATATTTCCTGATGGCTTCATCAACTGTATAGGACTTGCCCAAGCCCGGAGGACCGGAGATGATCGTTGCGCGAAAAGCTCCGTCGATCGTTCCCTGAGTAATTCTTCCGATTGTACTAAAGGCTTTGAGAATGCGTTGAGAAATCTCCTCGTCAGTCTCGGGCTTCTTAACCTTGGTCGCTTTCTTAGGAGCACCTTCCTTAAGCTTGATGATCTCCTTCATTACGTCAAGTGAAGCATAAGGTGTCTTGCCGCTCGGAAGAGGATAGCATTCAAGACCCATTGTCTTCGTCCAAAAATCTTTCTCAATAGAGCCTTTTTCAGTCTTCCGGGCCATCTTAAAATCTCCAAAGAAGTAAAGGGTTCCACCCCGTTTCCGATGATGCCACAGTAACTCGCACATCAAGAATGTACACCTGCTTCATGAAGAAAAAAGCGGTAATTTATCTATTGACATTCATCGTGAACTGGTGTATCGCGCGTGTCGCGTGCCCGATTGAGTAAAGTCAAGGCTGTCCTATGTCCTAGGACATAGGACACTGATCTGGGACCGCTCGTAGAGTTTCTGAGTGAGTGGTATATTACCCTGCGCTTCTTCAAGAAGACGTCCTGCGCCTCTCCAGTGCGCCGCATTTTTCTGTTGAGAACCGTTCACATCGCAAAATAAACCTTGACAGCTTTTTGAAATAAAATTACCGAGTGTGCTGCCGAGCTGATTCTAGAGATGTCAATAGCCTATCTCGATCATTTCGAGATCGCCGGTGAACGGTTCATGATCGGGTATATTCCATCACACTTAAAATTCGAGACGTCCTACGCCCTCCTGAACGCAGTGAAAATTGTTGGTCAGACCATCACTTTTCTATATACGTGCATCGTGATCATGATATACTCGATGTATCATTTACCAAGGAGACTGACATGAACGAATATCGCATCCTCCATAAAGAATGGGAATCCTTCGGTATCGTCGAGCACGAAGTTCATCAGTTCGCAGCTGAGGCTTCTAGTCTGGGATTCCCAGTCGGTCAGTTCCCAGAGAAAATCCTTACTGACATGGGTAATGGTCAACCCCTCATCCTTGACTCCAAGAAAGTCTGTGATGGCGATCTGATGTGGGTCGTCTATCGTCAAGCTCTGGGATGCATCTCACTTAAAGTGTTCAACGACTAGGAGGTTAACATGGCACAACCCACTCAAGAAATGGTCGATGAAGCTCTTCGTATCGCTACAAAAGAGAATGGATATTCCCTCAAAGATATAGGAATGAATGCTCAAGCGATCGCCATTGATCTATGTGACTGTTATGGATGGGATGATGATGTCGACATCACCAACCTCGATCTTGAGCACGTCATTAAGCTCGTGGAGGATTGGATTAAGCGTCATCCCGAGGAAATCTAAAACTCCTTCACATCGTCGTGTCGATGATTATAGTACATGGGCATCTTCAACTAAGGAAGAAACTAACATGGCTCGATGATCGAGAAGAGCACCGGCAAGCGCTATATGTGCCCGGAAGGCGGCGTTAAGATGGAGCTCATGACGGCTACTCTTAAGAAGCCGGCGTAAGCACCGGCGGGACGACGCTGGCGTTGTGGAAATCATCAAGGAATAGTGACATGGAAGAAGAACAATTCGTCATCGACAATGAACACTGGGTGCTCGTCGATATGTCGACTAAGGACTTGGTCATGGACGTATATGGATCTCCATGCGTCTTCGAGACTGAGCTGGAAGCAAAGGACTTCTTAGTTCGCTGGGGAAGCTTCCACAGATTCACTCCAGTGCAAGCGAAGTCATTACTGCCGCACTAAGTCTCCCAACGACTCCTCTGAGCCGACGATAAATAGCTCAGAGGAGTCTCAATGTCTGGTTTCGTACAACCCTGTAAGTGCTACGTAGAGTATGCTTATGTCAACGGTGTCGACATCGTTCGACACGTTAAGGTAGCGCGCGTATTTGAGACGCTGTGCAAGCCCTACCTGACTGGTCAGCTCGAACTCATCGACACCAACAACGTCATCGAAAACATGGGTCTGGTCGGAGGTGAGACCGTCTCATTCGCCATCAACACGACTAGGTCTCGCAGGGACGTTGAGCTTCAGATCCTCTCATTCACCGGTCAGCAGTCGACTCACAACAAGCGGTCGATGCACTACACCTTTGAGCTCATAGGCTCGGAGTACTTCGGCGACCGTGCGAACATCGTTCAGCAGGCGTTCTCGGGCACCACTGCTACTGACGCGTGCTCGTCGATCTACTCATCGTACCTGGGTAGCGGGCTCGACGTCATGGTGCCCTCATCGGGGATCATCGGCAAGGACAACTCATACATCGTCAAGGGAGCCAAACCCTTCAAAGCCGTGTCTGACCTGAAGAAGATCATGACATTTGGTTCTTTTAAGACTGGGAATGTGTTAAATTGGCGAGATCGCGATGGATCACACCTGGCTCCACTCGAGTACCTCTTTCAGACCCTCTCAGCTCAGGATACGTTCTACGAGCGCGGTACGTGGGGAGCGTCGATCCAGGACCTGGCGCGCGTTGAGAACGCGATCATCGCGGCATCTGCACTCATCAATCCAGAATCGGGACGCGCGGGTCTAAAGGGACTCTCCTCGACTCAGATGGCTGAGAGGAAGGTGATCGACTTCCTGACTAACAAGTCGGTCTTCGATACGATGGCATCGGGAATGATGTCGGGTGCCGGCGTTGGAATGGGCATCGGCAACTTCCTGGGATCGATCGTTGGGTCCGTGACAGGCGGTCACGGCGGCGAGCACAACTACTACATCAACGACTCATCGAGAATACCCAACGCCAGCGTTCGTCAGACCGACGCTGAGAAGGCGTACGGTGCACAGGTCTCGGGCGGTCCCCAGTTCACCATTCAAGTTCCCATTCAGACTGGACTCAGGCTCGTCGTGGGCAAGGGAATCGATGCTCGACTCCTGCCTCCAGTAGGTGATCAGACATCACCGTTCACGGCTGAGTCCCAGGTAGGAGGACTGATGCTCGTGGTGGATGCCATGCACGAGGCTCACCTCGACGATAGTCAGATGGCGGGGACTTCAACGTTCCGGTGTGCGCGGGGTGGGTTGGGTTAAGAAGAGTAATACAATGAAGAAGAAATTAACAAAAGATCAGATCAAGTACGCTAGTGAGCTAGCCGCAGATCGACGCCGCGCTTGGGATGAGAAGCTTACACCCATCGTTCGTCCCGTGCTTAAGCCCGCGCCCTATGAATCTAAGCAGATCCTGATCAAGAAGAAGTCAGATGCCTAAGGATCTATGGAAGCGCCTGCAGAAGGTCGCGGCAAAGAGGAGAAACAAGAAGTGAAGATCACTTTTGAAACTATCAAAGCAACAGCCGTACCCTGGATCGTCACTTATCGAGACCACGATGGTCAGCTGATCGAGAAGGAGTTCCAGACAGTCTCCAGGCCAGGCACTGAGGAGGAGTCATGGAGAGCCTACGTTCAGGTGAAGAACCTGGGCGAGTTCATCGGAGCCGTTCGAAAGGAAGAGCTTGTCGACTAACCAAGTAACCGGTCCCTGGGCATCGGGCTCCTACGGTACCTCGGGCACGTTCCTGGGAGAGATCGTATCGATCAACGACCCCCTGAGGCGCAACCGCGTTCAAGTCCGCATACACGGCTATGAGAACGACAAAGGACTCATCCCCGACGACAAGCTGAGCTGGTACTCAGTCCTCTCGACGTCCTCATCCCAGCTCGCGGGCTCATCATCGACACACTCCTACTACCCGGGTGCCAAGGTCCTCCTGACGATGGCTGGGACCGAGATGATCGTGATGGGAACGACCGCCGGGTTCGACTCCGACAAGAGAAGGAACGGATCGGGATCGGGATCGAGCGAGCAGCCCGACACGCCCCGCCAGGTTCAGGGAAAGGGCAAGGAGCAGTCGGGTGCTCGAGACGGAGAGGGCAAGGACACCACCACACCCACATCACGGGACCCTAAGACCG